ATCATATACGACGCCTCCTCCCAGGCAGCCAGCCTGTTCAGCGCGTAACTGTAATAGTAGACGCCAATCTTCAGCCCCGCTTCCAGCGCCTCATTGACATTTTTATAGAACAGAGTATCCAGATGCCCGCGCCCGTACCCCAGGCGGATGATGGCGAACTCGATCCCGTTTTCCTTCACGGCCTTCCAGTCGATCCAGCCGTTGTTCTCCGATACGTCGATTCCTTTTATCATTATTTTCCCCTCCGTTTCAGTAACTCATACAGCCGGGCCATGCTCTTTACCCCCGCATCGCCCAGGTTCTCGATAACAGACAGCGTTTCATTCATGGCCAGATAGCCGGACACGATCTGCACGATCTGCGAAGAACCGCCGGCCGCCCCGCTCATCAAATCAAAGATGGCCGCCATCAGCAGGCAGATACAATAAACGAACAGCTTGCTGACGCCACGCTTGCGCATTTCCGTGCTATTAATCTTCCGGGCCTTCCGGGCACTGTTGATGCCTTTGAACGCATCCCAGAAAGATGGGTTCTCATTCCCCTGCTCCACCAGGTACGCATAGCTGATGGCGATCCATTTTGTCAGGATGTCGATATACAGAAGGACTCCGAACCCCACCAACAGGATGGAATACTTGTGGGTCACCAGTCCCAGCACCGCTCCGGCGATCACTTTGAAATTGAAGATGTCTCCCATTTTTTCCAAAACATGATGGACGATCTCTTTATCCATGCTTTCTTCCTCCTTTGCTTAACTCCACGGATACAAATGCGTTGACTCGACATCCGGCGTCATGGCCGCCGTAAGGTTGGAAACCCGGAGCCGGACTTTGATATCCCCGCCGCCGCTGTTGGCGCCGTACTGCTTGTAGAACGGGAAATTCGATGTATCCGCATTGACCCGGTATTTCACCACGGCGGTGTACAGTTTGCCGTTTTCGTACTCGGTAAGGTGCATCGTACCCGCCGATGCGCTGAACCGGGAATTACTGCTGGAGTTCGTGTAGATGATGAACTCCGGCCCCCAGGAACAGGCATTGCCTGCCGGCATCCATACCGCATATTCGATATACACATCATTGCCTACGCCGATCGCCGTATTGATATCCGACGACTGTACGCTGGAGTTCCAGTCGGATTTCCCAGCGTTGTCCAGGGTAAACACCATATCCGGCACGGTCAGCACCTCACCGCTCCGCAGCGCTGCAAGGTCAAATCCGCTGACAACAACCTCTTCGGTTGCCGCTGTCAGGGTAAAAGTCATATCAGAAGTCAGGCAGTAAGAATTCGCTGCCTGGAGCCTTGACCCGCCGGTGACGGTCAATTCACCTGCTGTGTAGCCGGAGTCAGGCATGGGGTTCGTAAAGGTGATGACCGACCCCTTTTCTGCCGTAAAGGAATATCCGTCCGGCCTTGCCACCCCATCCACGGAAACCGTAAAAGACTGGTGTTCCATGGACGGCATGGTCACGGTGAAATAAGTAGCCGAACCGCCGGTAGAAGGAATGCTCAAAATCGCGGCCGCCATGGCTCTCGGCTTGTACCGGGTGTTCAGGCCGTTCTTGCTTCGTATGGCACTGCCAATCGCCTGCAGGGCCGCTTCATCCACATACACATCCGCCATCAGTATTCCACCTCGTTCCCGTCCTGGATTGCCAGCAGGTCTTCAATCAACTGGCCGAACTCCTGCTCCGTCCCTTCGTAGCCGCCTTCCACGGCATATTCGTAGACGCTCTTGCCACGGGGAATCCCGAAATCCAGGACAGCCGCCGTGGACGTGCCGGAATTGACCACCGTGGCGTTTTGGTTGTACCGCAGCGTGGTCACCGTGCCGATGCGGATGGTGGCAGCCTGCCCGCCCGTTCCAGTATCGGTTCCGGTTCCCGTTCCGTCTGCCACCAAATACGAAAGCTGGGTCCAGGAGCTCGTCCCGTCACCCAGCTTCATCTTTCTGGTATCTGTCTCGTATCCGATCTCACCCGCCGCCAGGACAGGGTTCTGTGATGCCCATCGGGCGGCGGTGGCCCGTTTCACTTTTACGGTACTGTTTGGTAAGCTCTTCGGCATCTGTTACACCTCCCCTGCGTCAATCACTACGGAATCGCCGTCATGGATCGCATTGGCGTCCGTACCGGAAGAACCACCACTGCTGCCACCACTGCCGGAACCGCCGATGAGGATCTCCGGTGCCGGGTTTCCCGCATGGCAGAAATAGGAACTGAAATTCCGGAAGCGGTAAAACTCCACATTATCGATCCGTATCGTCCATTTCCCTTTTGGCCCTACCTTCGTGGGAACATCTGTGCCCGCTTCCCAGAAGGCAAAAACATCACCGCCGGTATCCATGTTGGTGGATATGTTTTCCAGGGTGATCTGGTGCGGCAGTTCCAGCCGCCCGTCAAAGACGCAGCGGTAATTGTTGCCGTTGGCGGAAACCACGTCCCCCTCAAAGAACTGCGTCTGCGCCGCCCACTGCTTCGTGGCGGTATCCGTGGTGTATTCCCAAATCATGTCCCCGTCCACGCTCATGGCGTTGCCGGATACCGGAATCTGCCCGGAGGTCGTGCCGTCCTGGTTCACCAGCTTATAGACCGTTCTCACTCCGTTCACCATGGAAACGCAGTAGCAATCCCGCGCCCACCAGGTAACCGGCGCCCAGTCTTTCCCCATGAAAGACAGCCTTGCCGTACCTTCCGTGAACGCTCCTCGCCATGCTGTATCGATAGGAGGCCGTTCCCGGAGCCGCCCACTGTTCAGCACCTTGTAAATCTTGTGGTCGGCATAGATATAGGTGTTGTTCTGTGCATTCATGTTCGGACTGAATTCTGCCGCCACAAAGGAACTCAGAGGTCCGACATATTCCCAATAGCAGGCGTCCAGATTTTTGGGGTACACATCCTCGCCTTCAATCACGGTGCCGGAAGAATGTACCGGCCTCCATCCGTTGGATGTGCCAGCCGTGATGCACTCGTAGCAGAATACCGGCAGCCAGGACGAGGATTCCGTAAAACAGTAATCCCCGACGGCATACGCCTTACTGGCCTGCCAGCGGCTGTCGTCCACATATTTAATCCTGGCCGTCCCCAGGGCAAACTCATTGCCGGTCATATTGTTCGGCTTGTTGCTTTCACTGGGAACCGGCAAATCCCCCGCCTGGGTAACCTGAAAATATTGGAAGTTATAAAATGTGGTTTTCCCTTCCGAATCCAGGAACTTGTCATAGGTACGGACGATCTGCCCCGGCACCACATGAAGCCGGGATTCATCCCCGTTATTGAACCAGTCCACCCCGCGGCCGATGTACCGCCAGAACAGGTGGCCCGTATTCTCATTCCCGGTATCCCGGCAATGGCCCGTCACGTTGGACGGCGCCTTGGTCGAAGTCTGGCATTTCCGCTTCCCCGCTATCATGAAGTACACCAGATAGGTATTGGCATCATAACTGTGGAAATGACAGTCCCGGATGGTCACTTCCGGGAACTTGTAATGCGGCAGGGTGCTGACCGCTTCCGGGGCAAACTCTATCTTGCAGACGTCAAACTCATTTCCGTCCGGTCCTTTCAGGTAGGCGTTGCAGTTTTCAATAAACACCTTTCCTTCGAAGATACGCCCGTATGTCAGGTTGAACTCCAGCAGATGCGCATTCGGCCAGGAATCGGCCTGCAGCAGGTTCACATAGAAGTTGGAGTTGGTGATCCGCACGATGCCACGCCCCTCCCCAATCTGGATGGCGTGGTTATACAGATTGCACTCGTCGATGTACAAATTATAAAAGTAGTTGTGGATATCCAGGCGGTTGATGCTCACCCGTTTGATATGGATATCCTTCACGCAGTTCATGGCCGTAGCGCCCCAATACCCCTGCACAGAAATGTCCTGCAGCTTCAGGTCCAGGCAGTTCGTGGCGCGGATGACATAGCCGGACGTGGCGTTCGCTCCGCCCTGCTTCTTCCCGGCAGCATTGAACCCGACGATATCCGAGACCTCCACGTTATAGGAACCCCAGATATAAATCATGGTGTTCTTGAACTGCGTGTTGTGCATCTGCGCCGAATCCGGGTAAAACGTAAACCCGGAGATATGGGCGTTGTGGCATTTGCACCACAGCACCGAGCAGTATTTGTTGGCGCTGGTATTCAGCTTCACTTCGCAACCTGTGAAATGATAATGGGTAGAAGGCAGCCTCGTATAATTGATGGTGAAATGGGAAATCAGCGTATCCGTGGTCACCTGATGGGTATTGTAATCGCTGAACGGTGCGGAGATTTCTTCCCCGCCGGCCCGGTCCCAGTCTTCCGTGAAGGGTTGTGCCAGCAGCCCATCCGTGGTATGGAGCAACAGCTCATACCGGGGTTCGGAATACAGATAACCGCCGTCATCCCGGACGGCATACGGATCTTCCTTCAGGAAAATGAGGGCGTTCTGTTTCACGTCCCCTTCGTTTCCCATGGTGCCGATGATGAAATTATCCTTTTTATAGGTCTGCAAGGCCGAAGCCACCGGCTCATAGGTCATGTAGTCTATCTCGTTGTCGCCCCAGAGATAAAACCCGAACCAGGTAGCGTTGCAGTCCCGTATCAGGAGCCGGCTGCCGGACAGGTCGATATCCCCGGCGCAGACAATCGGTTCGTTGTTATCCTTGCGGATAATGCCGTCATGGTTGGCCACTTTCACCGTATAGCGTTTCCTCTCGCTTTCCGGTTCGATAGTGTACACGCTCCGCTGGTATAGATGGGCATTGGCCAGCGCCGTCCCGTCATCCGTCTCCCCGTCCAGCTTCGCGCCGAACTGCCGGTAGTTCACCACGGTGTCCGTGATGCAGGCGTACATGTGCTTATGCTTCACCGTACCGTTGGGGTTGGTCGCCGGGATAGGCCGTCCGCTGGCGTCCTTCAGCGTCACATATTCCCCGTGCTCATCCAGCATCGGAGTGCCGTCCGCCTTATAGGACAGCTGGTATTCCACTTCCTCCGTTTCCCCCAGGTCGATGGCCCAGGGAAACGCTTCCTGGGAATACAGATACCGGAGTTCATAATTTGCACCGCCACCGTCATTTTTATGGTAGTACCCTTTGGTGCGAACCACATCGCCAAGGGACAGGAACTCCGCCGAAGCAATCAGCGCTTCCAGCGTATCATAGACGCCCTGGGTCGCTGCCGAACCGCCGCCGGTACCGCCACCGCCCTGGGCGAGAAGCCGACGCATCTCATCCAGTCCTGCCTGCACCGAGGCCTTGGCGCTGGTCACATAGGCCAGGTCATAGTTATAGGCAACGGGCGCGCCAATGGCAATGGCGGTCTCCTGTATCTCGATATGGATACGCCGGATTTTATGGTCGATCCAGTTCTTAATCATTGTGCACCGTCCTCCGTACAATAAATTTGTTGGGATACACCAGGGTGGTATGTGCCCCGCCGGCGGTATCCACATAGAGGTCGTACCAGTAGGTCCCTTCTGCCAGGACGCTCATCTCCTGCGCCGTGCCGAACACCGATATCACATTGTTCAGCGTATCGATGCCGCAGGGCAGGGACAAAAGCGTCTGCCGTCCTTCGATGTCCTTCTTCACTGTGAAAACAGCCCGGTCGTTCTCGGTCAGTACCAGCCCCTTCACATAGAACAGGGTGATGAAGGTATCCCCCCGGCTGCACATGATTGTTTTTTCTTTTACGATAATCATGCCGTGCCTCCAATCGTCACACTCACTGTCTTTTCCTCACTCCGGCCATAATAGGTCACCACGGTGACCGCCAGTATAAACGTACCTGTTTCCGCGTCATTTATTTCTATGGATGTGCCGGATGCCCGGTACACCTCTCCCTGGAAGGAAACCTCATAATACCGGAACCCGGTAGCATCGGTTGCGTTCCAATGAGCAGAAACATTGTATTTGTCGTCCTGCTTCGAAACAGAAGCTGTCAGTCCCGTTACCTTATTGATGACGATAGAGGTGATCAGCGTCACGTTCGCCACCGTTCCCTGCGACCGGGCGCCCACCCCGACCGTCACGACTTTCACCTTGCTTGGCATCCGTACCGACGTATAGGAATAGCTGTTTCCCCTGACTCCCTCGGCAGCCAGTACATATTTCCCATTATCCATCACATAAATTGCATAACTCCCACTGCTTTCCCGCACCCAGGAGATATCCGTCTGGTAGCGGTAGGACCCGTCCTGCAGCAGATATCGGAACGAGGCCGCCGATAAGGACGTCACATTCTTTACCAGCTGCTCATGAGAGGAATACTGGATGACCGGGATGTTATAGTTCTCTTCATAGACCGAGGCATCGTATTCCAGGCATTCGATTTTCCGTGTAAAGTCCTGCGCACGGGTGATGGATTTCACCACAAAGGGCTTGCTGCCCTTATGGGTATAGGCAATATCAAAGATATCCTGTGGCTGGGGCGGGTCTTCGGCAGAGAACGTATTGCTCACCCGAAGCCGGCACCAGCCGTCCTTGTTCTTCAGCACCGTCACCGGGGAAGAGTACATATTGTCATTGACTGTCCGGTACATGATGCGGTACGGCCCTTCCATATCATCCAGTTCCACCGGAAGGATCAGTTCCTGCCCTTCCACTTCATGGATACGACCGCTCCGCGCCCATTTGGGTACATCGTGGGCGATGAGCACTACGTCCCCCACCGTACAGGCGATGGCGTCCACCCCAGCCTCAAAAGAGACTGTACGTAACAGGCGCTGATTGCAATAAAGCTGATACATACCTTCCCGGTAGGCCTGCTCATAGGACGTGATGCCATTGAACTCCGCCTGGGCCGTCCGTTCCTGCGCATCCGTATCGTAGGTATCGGAATAGATGGTGATGGTCTCCCGGCTGAAATCGTTGGCCACGTCCATGTAGGTCAGTTCCACACAATTCGCCCGGTCGCTGGTCTGCAGGAATTCTTCTTTGAAGGTTCCTTCCACGATATTCCCCATGCCGAACATCTGCACCGGCTGCCTGACGCAGTCCCAGGTGCAGCCGTAGCGGGTACCGAAGCGAAGCACCTGGCCCCGCCCCACGTTGGCGATGTTCTCGTTGATGACGTCCAGCATCTCCCCGGCGTTCACGATTTCAATATTCACATATAAGCGTTTCGCATCGCAGAAATCCGCCCAAGCTTTGAACTGGTCGTAGAGGATGCGCTTTGCGGCCACGCCCCGGACATCATACACATACTGGTTGGTATGGATATTCTTCAGCTTTCGGCACTGGTGCAGCACGTCATACGCCGCCCAGGCCGGATTGGTGGAGGCTTTCTGCTCATACTGATTCGCGTTCGGATTCCAGACCAGCACGTAGGGGCAGGTCTTCTTGAACTTCAGCGTTGGGCTTCCGCTGATCTGGTCGGTGGCCAGCGCCTTGATACCGACCAGCGCGATGTTGGGATAACAGAAATCGTCATAGACGATGGAGGTCAGCCCCGTCCAGAAACAACGGGTGCTGGCACGACTGCTGTCCACCGCATGGCTCCGTCCCACCACCCGCATCTTCACCTGGTACTCGCCGGGTGTCAGGTTATCTACCCGGTACTCTTTCCGCAAATTACTGGACTGGCTTCCCGTGATATGCCCGTCCTGCGCGTTGCCGCCGATGAACTGTACCCAGGCGCCGTTCGCCCCAAGCCGGTAATACCCTTCGATATCCACCGAGGCGGTACCCAGCTCCCCGTTATCCTGGGCAAAGTACAAACCGCTGGTGAACTCGATCTTCACCACAAGACCCTCGGTAGCGTTGCCCTGCGCCGTATCGATCCGTTCCGTATCCAGCAACTGGTAGTTCAGCGTCTTGGTAAAATAGGTATCGTTGAAATTGCTGATGGGGCTCTGGTCATTGGTTCCCTCCCGGGTTTCCAGCGTCATGCCTTCGTAGTAGCTGACCGGGTTATCGTTGACCTGCACATCAAAAATGTTCAGAGGCCCTTCCCCGGCCGCAACTAGCCAGTTCAGGTATTCCTGGTTGTCCCGCACTTCTACATATTTTCCGATTGACTGCCCGCCGCTCTGCACCGTCCCGTAGGTCAATGCGATGGCGTTGTTCTGGCCTTCCATGGTCTGCGTCCCCGCCCAGGAATAGGTGGGGTCCGTCTTGGCATCGTAATGCTGCCCCAGATCCTGCTTGCCTGTAAAACGGGAAATCAGGGTACTGCCCAGGAACATGACAGCCGTCGCCGCCAGGAACGACGCGAACCCCCAGCTGCCGATCGCGACCGCTCCGGAACCCATGAAGGCGCCTCCGGCAACGACCGAGCCGACGCCCAGGGATACGATGGACAGGGCGATAGCCGCCACGATGCCCAGGATACCCTTGCCGCCTCCGCCCTTGGCGATGACCGGACTCACCACTACGAAATCACCGGCCTTTGTCACCGTACCGGGAGCCGGGGATGACGCATTCACCGTCACCCTCATCTCTACGCCCTTCACCGCATAACGCTCTGCGAGAGCTTCTACTGTATCTCCTGCCGCTACCGTTTCAATCCGTCTGCCGTTCCATGGTTCAAACGGGTTCTGTATGATGACCAGCGTGACATTTTTCTTGTCCTGCATATTCGTAACACCCCTCTATCACCCGTCTCCATGCCGGGGAATCCAGCCGGTCTACACAGACGCCGATGTTTTCCCGGATGTGGATGAACTTTCCGTCCCCGATGTAGCAGCCGGTATGGTTCACCACGCCTTTGGGCACCCCGAACCGGATGGCCAGGATACAGGGAACCGGCAGGTCTGCCCTGTCGCATTTCTTCCAAGCGCTGGTATCCGCCTGCTGGCCGTGTATTATCTGTGATATTTTTTCCACGTCGTCATAATCAGCATCAAATTCCGGCAGGTCGATACCGCAGCGCCGGTACACTTCCATCACCAGGCCATAGCAGTCCAGCCCTGTCTTCACATCCCGTCCATGGTTCTTGAACGGGACGCCAATCAAATCGTCATAACGGATCAATGCACATACACCCCTTTCTGGTCGATGCCCTGGAAGGCACCGAACCGATGGCTGTTCCCTCTGGCCCTGCAATCCGTCAGCGTATGGTCGCAGGTGGCATAATTGGAAGTGCAACCGCACCGTACATCTTTGTACTTGAAGCTGCAACTGTTCTTCATGTAACGATTTAATGGGCGGCGGGTGCGGGAACTGTACTCGCTGCCCAGATGGAACGTGATGTACTGCTGGTCGACCTGGGTCTTGGTCACCACAAAGAACTCTTCCATCTCCGCATAGCCGGTTTCCAACGCCAGGCTGTTCACCACCCGGAGGATGACCTCCGTGCCGTTCCCGCCGTTGGCTTCTTCCACCGCGTACTGCAGCGCCTGGGATACGTTGTCCACCTTCAGTTCCACATCCGGGTCGCTCCCGTCCGTGTTCTCCGTAACTTCCCCGATTGTGAACGGGAACGCCTGATACAGGTTTCCGTTCCAGGTCACATCCTCTGTGTTATAGCAGATACGGACAGTTTCTTCCCCGAGCCGGATATCCAGCAGTACGATGAAGGCACTGTCCGTACTGAGTTCGTTCTTCTCTTTTCTGGCAATCGCTGAAAGGCTTAACATCCTATACCTCCGTCAGTTCGATATCCCCGGACCAGTACCGCATGGCCTCGTTCTTCCACTCACCGACCCTTGTGATACGGACTTCTACTTCTTCCCTGTGTGGATCCAGTTCTTCCCCGTACACAAAGCCATAGGAATCCGGGTTCACCCAGATGAAACTTTTCGCAGAAAACTTCACGACCTTGGTGATAAAATGCACCAGCACCAGGTACTGCCGCCGGGGCAGGTTGTTCCAGTGCAGCGTCCATTTGCGCCGGCTCCTGGTGAACTTGGAACGGGTCTGCATTGACCCGTCCTCAAACTTGGTACGCAGGGAGGTATCCTCGTGCTGTTCCACGAAGGGCCATCCCGGCGCCCGGATATCCGGAAAATATATTCTGTCGCTCATGTTGTCGCTACCCCCTTGATCATGCTTCGCAGGCCGCCCTGGTTCGTACTGACCGCTTTCAGCACTACGCCGATGACGTATTCCTCGCCATTAAAACTGCTGCCGGTTTGTTCCGCCTGCAGTTGCTGCCCGGATTCGTTCTTCAGCTGGATGCGGATGTTCACGCCGCTTTTCCCCATGGCCGGTATTGCCGTATCCGCCATGACCGGCCCGCCGGTGGCGAACCCTGCCATCTGCCCGGTGTTCAGCATATCCAGGTACGGAACGCCCAACCGCCGGACCGCCGCCGCGTTCATCACATACTCCCCACGGGAGAGCATCGCCGGAATGCTGTCACTGGTCGATGTTCCCGGCCCCCAGACGGTACCGCCTGATGCATAGCCTCGCACGTACCCGCCTTCGGCAAAGCCGAACACCCCGCCGAAGAAACTGGACAGGAATTTGTTCACGATAGCGGAGGCCATCATCTTGGAGATCTGGGATACGATGTTGTTCAACAGGTCACTGACGAAATCCAGCAGGGACTCCCCGAAGGACTTGGCGCCGGTCAGTACGTTCTGAAAAAAGTTCTGCAGCGCCCCCTGGCTGTCCAATATCACTTCCGCCACCCGGTCAGAAGTGGATTTGTTCACTTCCAGCCAGTTCTCGTAATACTGCTCCATCACGTTCTGCTGGGTGTTATAGGAATTCAGCCGGGCCACGTTTTCTTTGGTGAGCAGCTGTTGCAATGCCGTCCAGGAGTTCTGTCGGAACGCCTCATCCCGTTCCGCCATGATGTCCTTACACTGGATGTAAAAGTTCTTGGTTTCTTCCGCGTACTGCTGTTCCGCTGCCGCGATGTCCTTGGCCACCTGTTTTGCCAGGGACAGTTTCCCGTTTTCCACCACCTCGAAGGCCACACCCTGGGCCGTCAGGTTCTGTACCAGCATCTGCCGCTCGGTATCGCTCATGCCGAGGTATTCCATCTCGAACTCCTGCCATCTCTTGCGGATGCTGTCCACCGCTTCCTCATGGTTCAGTTCGATTTTGTAGGCAGCCTTTTCCGCTGCGGTCGCATAGTTCATCTGCAGGGCGATGCTTTCACGCATAGCGTCCTGCACCTTCCGCAACATATCGGCTTCCGACTTGGCTGCCCGTTCCGCAGCCGCCCGCCGCCGTTCTTCCTCTTTCTCCGGGTCGACCTTCCGGCCACCCCCACCGCCTTTTCCGCCTCCGGCTGCATCCGTACCACCGGACCGTCCGAAGTTACTGAAATTCGGAGTCTTCACCGGAGTCTTAGGTTTATTTCCTGTTTCACCGGAACCACCGCCCGGTGCATAGCGGATACTCCTGCCCGCCTGCCTGGCCCGGTCAAGCAGCTGGTCAAGCCATGCCAGCGCCGTCTGCACGGTACGGCTGATGACGTCGATGACCTGCCGGCCCCAATCCGGCAACGCGTTATAGGCCATGTTCGCGAAATCGGAAATCACATCGCTGATGGCATTCCCGATGTTTTCCGCCATGGACGAGATGGCATCCCATACGGAATGCGCCGTGTTCCCAGCGGCATCTGTGAAATCATTAAAAAGAGTAATGGTACCCGTGATGAAGGGTTCGATTGCTTCACCCAACAGGACGCCAAAGCCGGTCAGAATATCGATTACATCAGTTACCACAGAAGTAACTGTGTCTATCGCCTCGGAAAACGCTTTTGTAATCTCCGCAGTCTTCTCTTCACTGACGCCCAGCACATCCAGTAACGCCTGGAGCGTCTTCACGGGATTCAGGATGGCATATATCGCCGCCCCTACCGCTGCCCCGGCGGCTATCAACGGAAGCAAGGGTGCGACGGCAGCCCAGGCGGCTACCGCCATGCTTGCTAATGCTGGTATCGCAACGGCAACGATAGCGCCTGCCAGCGCCATGATGGCCATCTGCAACTCCGGCGGCACCAAATCCAGCAGCGCGTCTTTCAGTCCTTTTTCTTTGATTGCTGAGGCAAACTCGGACAGCGCCTCACCCGCCGTACTGAACACTTCCGGCAAATTGAGTGCTTCCGAGATGGCAAGTCCCGTCTGCATGGCGGTCTGTTCCACGCCGTCCATGAGGTTCGACCAGGCGCCCAGCACCGTCTTGCTTTGGGCATCCATCATCCCGGCATAGCGGCTTTCCATACCGCCCACCAGCGCTTCCAGCGCCATCTGGCTGTCCACCATGCCCTTGGAAACCCTGTCCTGGGCTTCCGCCACATCGGTCCCGAGATACTGCGCCAGCATCTGCCAGGCCGGGATACCCAGTTCCGTGACCTGCATCATTTCCTGGCTGGCCAGTTTCCCCTTCGCGGCGATTTGGCCTAACGCGATGGTCAGCCGGTTCACCCCGTCCTGCCCGGCACCCACACCGGCAGCCGCATCGCCGACCGCCGTTAAGGTCGGTATGATTTGTTCCGCAGTAAAACCGAAGGCCAGAAACTTCTGGGATGCCAGCGTCACATCCTTAAACTCAAAGGGTGTATGGGCGGCAAAGTCCTGCAGTTCCTTAATCATCTGGTCGGCTTTCTCAGCGCTCCCCAGCATGTTGGTCATGGCGGTCTGCACATTCTGCAGTTCGCCGCCTGCCTTCACGGCATAGACCGCGACGCCAGCTAATGCAGCGCCCACCGCCGTGATACCCAGGGCCGCGTTCCGGGAGAGGGACATACCTTCCCGGCCGAAGGCATAGTTCAGCTGGCGCTGTACCGCTTTCAGTTCCTTCTTCAGATCGGACGTGTCCGCCCCGATGTTCACCAGAAGGTCAGCTACCTTTGTGGCCATGGCTTATGTCCCCCTTTCCCAGATTGAATTTTTTGATGAAGTATTCCCGTTCCGCCTTCCTCTCTTCCGCTGACGTATCCGGCAGGAACTGTTTCATCAGTTCTTTCGGCGTCATCGCCTTCTTCAGATGCACGTTCATCAGGCAGGATACCCAGTAGGCCGTTTCCCACAGCTCTTCCAGGTGCTTTTCCTGCCAGGCGTCCAGGACTTCCTTCACCTCAAACAAATTCAGGGCATAAAACTGTTCATGGGTGTAACCCCGCTTTAACAGTTCATGCCCTGCGATTTCCACATATTCCCGGAATGAGGGGAGTTTTTTCCCCTCTACCCGTTTTTTTCTTCTTTTTCCGCCTCGTTCTCCAGCTTCTCTGTGGCCTCCTCCGGGAAGGTCGCCAGATACGCAGCCGTACCCGCGATGCCCGTCGCCACCACCGCTTTGGTGATGGGAAGGGAGATTTCCTCGATGCTGTGTCCCTTGTACAGAAGTTCCTGGATCTTGTCGGCATAGAACTTCTGGGAACGTCCCCGAAACGAGCCGTCCTCTTCATGGACAGAAACAGATAAAAGAGCTGTCATGACCGTGATGCTCAACGCCCGTAATTCCTGCAGCACCTGCAGGGTGGGCATCTTCAGCATCTGCTCCACGGTCATCATCTTGCCGATATCCAGTTTCAGAAACTGGCCTTCCTTAATCAAATCAAATGGAATCTTTTTAACCATTGCTGTCCTCCTCGTCATCGCCATCCGTTACCGTACCGGGGTCATCGTTACCGGCTCCGCTTGTGGAATCACCACTCGTGGAATCCCCGGTTCCGGTGTTTTCTTCACCTTCCGTGCCGGTAGTTTCACCACCGGTTTCCGTACTACCGCCACCAGTCTCCGTGCCGCCGGTCTCATCACCCGGTTCTGTACCGTCCGTCTCACCGGCCGGTTCCTCTTCATCCCGCTGCAGTTCGGACAGCGGGCCGTCCCCGGAGATGGTGCCGGAAATGGTCGCTACGTCATCGTGCTGGGTCTTCAGCGAGAATTCCGTGATAGAACCCCAGCCGGTGTAATAGCTCTTGTCAGGGTACTCGAACTTCAAATGCACCTGATGCCCTGCGTTAAACGCGGCCTCCAGGTAATGCGCCCCTTCATCGTTCAGGAGTACCACGGATTCCAAATCGATGCTCCAGTTCCTGAGTCCCGGCAGGTGGCAGGCCCAGCCGCCGGAGGTCTTGTGGGATGCATCCAACTCATCCGCCTTCCGGTTCAGGTTGCCGGAGCGCTGCCCACCGACCAGCAGCCAGTCCGGCTCCAGGTCGCTTGCGCCCTTGTTCACATGGATCAGGTAATCTTTCCCCGCCGTCGCCGTAGAAACGGCATCGGACCGGGTCGGAAATGTAGTTGTAGACATTTTCAGTCCTCCTTCTTGTTCTGAATCAGCATATCCAAGGTGATGACACCGCTGTAGCCGATCTCATCCTCCGGATACGTCTCATAAAAATCAATGGCCTGGCTGCAAACAAAAAATTCATCCGCAGACAAATCAACCTGCTCAACTGCAAATGTATTAATGAGGCTTTCTGCCAGGGTATTGATTTCAAACCGCCCTTTGTAATTACTGTAGATATGGATATGGACGGAGGTCTTGGTCATATCCTCCGTCTTGGTGGATTTATCCTGCACATTGACCGCCCCCAGGGTGATGAACGGAAGTTGTGCCGTCTCCGGCACATAGTCGTACACCCGGTAACCTGTCCGTTCCCGTAAAAACGGGACCAGTGCTTTGTGCAGGGCGTTGTTCGGTAATCGTTTCATGTTCCCCTCAGTGCTTTCTTCACATCCTGTATAATCTGCGGTTCCACATAGTCGTACGCCGGTTTCAGGAACGGCTTTCCGGCCCGTTTGGGAACCACAGCGATTTTCGTGAACTTGTACCCGTCAGCCAGCGGAATCCGCAGCGCCTTCTTCCGTTTCGGACGGATGATGACCGCCCTCGCCCCGAACTCCACCAGATGGGCATGGGGTTCCATGGAATAGACCTGCCCTTCCAGCTTGGAAGAACTAAACCGGGTCTTGAGGGATTTCCGCAGCCGGCCTGTGTTTTTCGGCACACGCTGCATGGCCTCCCTGCGAACCAATCTCGTTCCTTTCCGCAACGCATTTTCTACGCGGAGCCGGGTCCTGCCGTCCCACGCTTTGATTTGTTTTATTGCCCGCGACAATTCGCCGGCAGGAACTTTTACGGTAAACGTCGCCATAGCTCACACCCCCGGTTCATAGTGCCGCAGGATGAGCATCGTGTTATCCCGGAAGGTGTTGTCGGCGGTCTCCACCACAAACACATCCCCTTCCAGCAAAACATGCCAGCCGCGCTGTATATCCTTCCGGGGTCGGATGCGCAGCCGCACCTGTTCCCGGTTCATGGGAGTCCCTTCCGCCTGCTGTTCGGCATAGTCCGTCCGTTCCATCTTCGCCCAGGCTTTCCCGGCGTCCTCGAACACCGTTTCCAACCCGCCATAGCCGTCTTCCTGTGTCACCGGTTTCTGTAACAGAATCCGCTTGTCCATCTTCTCAATCTTCATATCTCAAAACCCCTCCTTCCGCACCCCGAACAACAGGGAGCGGAGGGTCAGGGTCAGGGCGTGATGGTCAGCCTCCTCCCGGTGTTCGTACAGATAGGCTGTCGCATACAGAACCGCGGTCTTTGCCGTATCCCCCAGGGCTGCGAATTCCTCCGCATCCGCTATCCGGGCCACATCCATGCACAGCTTTTCCGCCGACTGGGACAGCCTGGTAACCAGGCCGTCCTCCTCGTTGGTATCAACCCGCAGGTAGTTCTTAACCTCTGCCAGTTCCAGAAGCATGACCATCACCCTTTCTTACTCAGCCTTCGCCGTCATCGTCACCGGCATCATCAGAACCGCCACCTGCGGAGGTACCGGCAACCTTCAGCACCTGCACGGCTTCCGGCAGGACCAGAAGGCCGTCCACACGTTCCTTCATCACATACCCTACCATGCCGTTCCCCGCGAACAGTTCCTTCAGTACCTGCAGGGTACGCTGGCCGCGGTCACCGATGTTGTAGTAGCTGAAATCACCGAAGGCCAGCGCTGCCTTACCGGCTGCCAGCTTCGGCGCAAACTGGGAGGTACGGATGGCGTACCCAAGGATACGGTCCGGTTCCCCGTTCTGGAGAGAAGGCTGCCACAGGTAGTTCCCGTTCTCATCCTTCAGTTTGCGGAGCACCGCCAGGGTGCTGTCGTTGGTGATAAAGGACGCTTTTTTACGGTACGGACGTTTCAACTTGTAGATCAGGTCGATGACATCATCGGCTTCGATTTCCACCGTACCGATAGTAACGCCGACCTGGGCATCCGCAAAGAGGCCGGTCGGTTTGCCTTCACCGTCCCCGTTCAGGAAGGCATCTTCCTCCGCGTTGGCAATCGCCTTGCCGAACTGCGCGATGATATAGTCTTCCAGCTGGAACGCATTGTCCGCCAACAGTTCCTCAGTGATTTTGATAGCCACATGCAGCTTGTGGGCGTCCAGCAGCTTCTGGTCGAAGGTCGCGTCGCCGAAGGTCAGCGCACCGCCTTCTTCTACCCAGAGGGCCGCCGGTTTCGTGGCCGCGATGTTGATCTTGCGTTCCCCGCTGGTACGGATGGTCGTCGCCAGCCCGCGCAGGACGTTTTCCTCATCCAGCACGTCGATCAGGCGGCGGTCGTATTCGTCAGGCACCAGATAGCCGCCTGCTTCGTCGATACCCTCCTGCAGTACGTTGGATACATCGCGGAACTTGGTACGGATCGCGGTAAACATCGCCTTGCGGTATTCATCGGAAGCCGTGCCTTTCTTTTCCGGTTTACCGGGAGTCCCTACCAGGGGTTTGCTGGTAGGCATGGCCAGCTTCTTGTCCATCTCGACCTGTTTCTCCAGGCGGTCGATGGTCTTGCCCATCTCTGCGATGTCAGACTCCATCTTTTCGTAGGCTTCCGCGTCGGCAGCCGCCATCTTGCCGTCCTTGTCGGTATGCTCTGCCAGGAACTTCTTGGTTTCTTCCCACAGGGACGCGCGTTTGGTTCTCAGTTCGTTAATGCTCATAGCCATAGTCTTTTCCTCCTTAATGACTCAATAAAAAAAGCCGCTTCTTCAGCGGCTCCACGGAAACCCGTGTGTCGGGTTCCGGTTCGTGGTTTGGTTTGTTAAACTTGCACAAAAATGAATTCATCACCGTAAGCTTGGAAAACAGCACCGCAGCCGGTGCTTCCTGTTTCCCTTCCCCATCCGTGTACAGGATGTCGTCCGCGAATCCCAGCTCCACCGCCTTCTTGGCGTTGAACCAGGTCTCATCGTCCATCATGTGTGAAATGACTGTCCGGGACTGGCCCGTCTTCAGCTCATAAGCGTTGATGATGCTTTCCTTGACTTCCTCCAGCATGTCCATGGCTTGCTGGAATGCCTTGTGGTCTCCCATGGCGACGGTCATCGGGTTATGGATCATCATCATGGCCACCGGGGACATGGAAATCCTGTCACCGGCCATGGCCACCACCGATGCGGCCGAAGCCGCCATCCCGTCGATGCGCACTTCCACGTTTCCAGGATACTCCTTCAGCATGTTGTAGATCTGGGCAGCCGCGAACACGTCTCCGCCGGGAGAGTTAATCCAGACGGTGATATCCCCTTCGCCGGCATTCAGTTCCTCACGAAAAAGACCCGGTGTGACTTCATCGCCATACCAGGTCTCATCGGATATCTGCCCGTTCAATACCAGGGTGCGCGCACCGGTATCCTCGTTACGCACCCAGTTCCAGAATTTCTTTTTCAATTGTTGTTACCTCCGTTCTTTTCTGCCGCCTGTTTATTTGCAAACAGCCCGGCATCCTTCAACTTGGTCATGTTCCCGTTGATCAGGTACAGGTTGCCACCCTCCTCCTCGGATATCGGATTGAGATTTTCCATCTCCCGGATATCGTTGGCGGAGAGCCAGCCGTTCTGTCTTCCCACCGCATAGCCGTTCATCCGGCTCTGGTAATCGCCACGCAACAGCCCGTCCACGTTGAACTTGATGAAGTAATGCTGTTTCTCGCCCGGAAGCAGAAGCGCCTTATGCAGCGCCTGTTCCCAGCGGATAACCCAGGGGTTCAACGTGTACTTCACAAATTCCAGGGACTGCTGCTCGATGTTGGAGAAACTGGATTTTTCCAGGTCGCCCACCATGTGGGGAGGTACCCGGAAGATCCGGGCGATCTCATCGATCTGGAATTTCCGCGTCTCCAGGAACTGTGCCTCATTGGGTGAGATGGACATGGGTTTGTAGGTCATGCCCTCTTCCAGCACTGCCACGTTGTGGCTGTTTTTCCCGCTGAACTGCGCATGCCAGCTCTGCCGCAACTTTTCCGGATCTTTCACCACGCCGGGATGTTCCAAGAGTCCGCTGGGCGTTGCCCCGTTGGCGAAGAACGTGGAACCATATTCCTCCGCCGCCATGGACATGCCGATGGCGTTCTTCGCCATGGCGATGGGTGAATAGCCGATGAGACCGTCATACCCTAACCCGGGGATATGCAGCACTTCCTCAGGCCGGAGTTTCACCTGCTCATAGCGTTTCTTGCCACCGAAGTCATCCAGGTAGCGGGTATAGGTGTAGACAAGCTGTCCGTCCTTGTCCCGGTTCACATCCATGCGCTCCGGCAATAACGGGTACAGCCATTTCACCCTGCCGTACCCGTCCCGGATAATCTGGGCATAAGCATTGCCATATAAAAGCAAATGCCCCATGAGGGTCTCCCGGAAGATGAAACTGGTCATCTCCGGGTTCGGCTCGTCATGGAGCAGCGGGTACAGCGGATGTTCAGGTACCATTTCTTTCCCCCGGTCTTTGTAGCGGTACACATGCAGCGGCAGTCCTGCGATGGACTCTGCCAGGATTCGGACACAGGCATAGACCGCCGTGACCTGCATGGCCGTTCGCTCGTTTACGGTCTGCCCTGCCGCGCTACGTCCAAAATAGTACTGCAGGGTGCCGGATAAAGCGTTTTTCGGTTTGTCCCGAGAATGGAATAGTTTTTCAAAGAATTTGAACATACGCCACCTCATTTTCTGAAATCGTGATATAATTACAATGTGATTTTAAAAATCTATTCTTATGGAGGCCCAATATGAAAAAGCTTATGTTGTTGGTCATGCTTCTGCTGACCATCTGCTCTTCCGCTTTTGCCGAAAGTATTGATGATGTTTTGAAAGACTGCAAGCTGGACAGGAACCGCTGGAAAGTTGTGGAATGGTCTAAAGCTGATCATTTCGTGCGGTTCTATGATTCCGAGTCTGTTTCTGTTACGGGCCCCGGTCAGTTCGAGGCGATCATCAACGATTATTATTATGGCAGCACCTGCCGTAAAGACAATTGCGCTCAACTCGGTTCCAAACACTACCACATCGAAAAGTGGGGATTCAATACTGCCAACGCCACCGGGACATTGCGTTCCTTTTCTTTGAAGGATGCAAATCAGGAAACGGTAGATGCTTATGAATATCCAACCAGTATGCAAATTGCGACAGACATTAACAAAAAAAGCATCGAAGCAAAGACGGTGCTG